CTTCTCCAAGTACACGCGCAAGAACGCCTCGACGCGATGATCAAAGGTCAGATCATCCTTACAGAGCAACGGGCCTTTCAGCGCGAAACGCTCAGGACTCCAAGTAACGGCATTATAGCCTACCGGAACGTCGTTGTAGGTGACATCGCAAGCGCCAGAATTGGAACCACTGGCGAGCGTGATGGCCGACCATTCCTCAGCCGCAGTCGGCTCGATGGAGGTGGTGGTGAACGAGGTCTGGGTCAAACCCGTACCCTGAGGATACTCGCCGCGCTCAATCATATTGAGCCACATCGAGCGATACGAGGCGCGTTTATAGACGTCCTGCGCGAGCGACTCAGTCGCTACGGCGAAGGCGTTGAAGACATTAGTACAAGCCATGAGATGAAAAATTAAACCGACGTTATCTGCATTTGGTAGGCCATTCTATCCATGCCACACGACGTGGATTCGTAGCCTACACGCTGACCGATGCGGATCGTCATTGCCGCTTAGACAGTTTTGCGATGGCTGACCAAGCCTCCGCCTTGCTTAAGGTCGATTGCCGAGGGATACATTTTATGTATCACGCGTCAATCAGAATAAGTGCGCTGATTGGCAATCCGAAGGATTGTCGATTAGCTCGCTCTGCTCTGCCATGTAGCTTTTGTATCCGCAGATTAGTCCGAGCTTGTGCGGCTGAATGATATGTTCCCTCGCAATGAATCCTCTGAAGGTATACGGGCCGGGAAACTGCCCGGTCATCAGCGCATAGTAATCCACGCCCAGCGTTTTGACGCCCTTGCGAGAATCGACCAGCAGCTTGCCAGTCTCATACTTGGTCGTCTTTACATCGATGCGAATGCCCGGTGGAATAGGCGGGATAATCGCGTCGTAGAGCGGGTGCGGAGGCTCACGATCCGTGTCGATGTCGGGATAGACATTGAATAGCTTACAGAATGCTATCTCGCCACACACACCCTCCAGATCTACCGTCGCAGGGTCAGCATCGCTTACCTTTAAGTTCGTCACGTTGAAATGACGGTTATTGCCGTTGCGATTCTTGGCTACGAAGTGGGCCAACTTCCTCTCAGCTTGATTGAGAGAAATAACTTGACCAATTTTAATTTTACTTAACATGGTCAAAAAGACGGAAAATTTTTGAGGGGGGTATCGTAAACGAAGCCGTCCCCAAAAGGGGGCCGGCCCAGTCGCCGGCAATCTTGACTAATCCTATAGGAAAACAATCCTTTTGTCCTATCAGATTTACTTATCCTGACTATAAGTTCCCCACCGTCGCACAATGTGTGTTATCTTTACTTCAAACGGGATTCGTCACGACTACCTCGGCGAATCGGTCAGGCATCGATCCGAGCAAGTTAATGGACACTGAAGTCGATTCTCCAGCTTCACTCCAGCCAAACACAAGCGCAGAGCGTTTGGCTACGCTCCCAAGGATTTGCTCCCGTGTTGACTCATCCTTGATACCGTCCAGCTCATAACTATCGATTCGTTCCAACGTGCTGGCAGCGTCTGCGGCTAGTTTCGAACGGACCAAAGCTGAGAGGCTTTCTAGAGATTGGATTTCATTAGATGAGATTGTGTCTCTCATCCCCTTCCTAAACTTCGTCCAATCGTCCCTTGAAGCTTTGGACTGTAGAGTTGATTGGACTATCCCTGTTTCGCTTGAAATTGCCTTCCAGCTCTTCCCTGCCAGATAAAGTGCCTTCGCCTTTTCCCATGCTTTCCCTTTCATGCCAAGTACCTTGCAAGCCAAGGTAGTCTTTCGCAAATCCTTTCGGCATCACTTCCACTAATGACACCACAACATATGGTATACCCAAAATCCGACACCACTACATCTTGTACGCCACTTTATCGTTAAAATCCGGGCTTTGATTTGAAAGTAGGGTAAGGATAGCGGGGCTTTTCACTTCACTTTCCTTCACTTTTCTTTCGATTTATCTTGCTTTTCCCTTCAAGCCATGCCTCACCCTACCGTCCAAAGAAAACGAAAGAAAATTGCAAATAAACCTTGCTCCAGACAGGCTTTCGGCCCATAGTGTCTAGGTAATGAAGATCCAAGCTTACAAAATCATCCGTTCCGAAAGTGGCGCACGATTCGTCCGCCTTGCCAATGGTTCAGTTATTCCAGCTGGAATCGCTGGTCTTGCTGCTGGCCCTGACAAGTGGCTTTCGGAAATCAAATGTAAATGCCGCGATTGCGACGGCCTGTTCACCCTCCGTGAGCTAGGCGATTCGGGCCAATGGTGTGAGACGTGCGCCGCTGTTGGCATCGAAGACTGATTGGTTATCGTTCCCGGTTCATTCGAAAGTGTGAATCGTGGACGGTAAACAGTTAACAAATAACACAAAGTAAATCCAATGAAAACCCGCTTCACCAAACACGGCCCAAACGGCCTTCGCGTCGAATTCGATGCCAACGAAATCTTCCCAAACGATCCGGGACAAGGCACGCCAGTTCTCGTTTGCCTTGGGCGTGAAACAGCTTCGTTTTGCTGCGCCATTAACGAGGGAGAGGTTGGCGGTTCCATTCGGTTGTCACCCGCTCAAATCGCTTTTCTTGAATCACTCGAAGAATTCGTTTGGGACTTTACTTCACCCGTCAACGCCTAATCCCATGAAACGAATCACTCTCAAACGACTCGTTATCTCAGCCCTAATCCTCTCCGCAATCCTCATCCAAGCATATCTAGAAACGACTCTCGGTTTCACCCCCAACCATTGAACCCATGAACGTCCATCTAATTCTCAAATCAGCAAACGCGAAAACCGGCCCCATTCCGGTTTCTACGTCATCGTCTGCAACTTGCCCCGACGATTGCGCATTCAAGATCAAAGGTTGCTATGCTAAAGGCGGTCCGCTTGCGCTTCATTGGTCAAAAGTAACAAGCGGTCAACGCGGCATTGATTGGCTCTCATTCATCAAACAAGTGCGCAATTTCCCGGCCGGTCAATTGTGGCGACACAATCAAGCCGGAGATTTGCCGGGTGTCGGCAACAAGATTGACGCGAAAGCCCTTAAGGAATTATCGGCCGCAAACATTGGCAAACGCGGCTTCACCTATACCCACAAACCGCCGACGGGCAGCAACTTGACAGCGTTACGCGCAGCAAACGCGGCCGGTTTTGTCGTGAACCTATCGGCAAACTCCGTTGCCCATGCCGACACACTTGCCAAGCTTGGTTTGCCGGTTGCGGCCGTTGTCCCACAAGACAGCCCCGATAGGTTCACGACACCCGACGGCAACCGCGTTGTTATTTGTCCGGCCCAAAGGGTTGACGGGCTTTCGTGTGACAAGTGCCGACTCTGCGCGAAAGGAAACCGTGGATTTATCGTGGGATTCAAGCCGCACGGCGCTGCATCAAAGGCGGTAAATCAAATCGCGAGCAATTGACGGTCCGCTTCAATCTATCGGCCCTCGGTAGGTTGACGCGTCTCTTCAATCTCAAACCAAAGCACTCAATCCCCTCAATCCAATGTTAAACCGATACTCAGGCCAGTGTGTCCAATGCCACGAAACCGTTCCCGCAGGCTTAGGAACCGTAACTAAGCGCAACCGCGCATGGCGCATAGACTGCAATGCATGCACCGGCCGCATGTCCCAAAGCACCGACATGGTTTGCGTCAAACTCTCCTCAGGCTGGACAGGCACACGCAATGCACGCGGCCGTTGTGAGGACGCGCCGTGCTGCGGCTGCTGCTCTTTCTAAGTCTCAATCCACTCAATCAAACACGAACAAAGCACCATGTCCAATATCCCGCTTGTCCCTTTCCTACGTTTGCGCGAGTGCGAAGAACCTTTTGTCATGCACGGCCGCCGTTGGCTGTTTGTCACCTGTCTGCGCGCAGACGGTTTTCCTGACATTGGAGTCTATTCTTTCGACACCGATCTTTGCCATGATTATCTCGCGTGGCGCGAAGCTTTTAACCTCAAATAAAACCCATATGGCATCCATTCAACGCATAGCAACGGCGGTAGATAACCTCCTAAACGGCAACCTTACGCACGCACGCAAGTCGGCACGCGGCCTGACATACTCTGACATATTCGACTGGCTGACTGGTCCAGTCGGATGGACGGAAAAACGCTCCCGCGCATGCGCGGACTATCTGATCGGCCGCATAGACTACCGCACCTATTGCAACGCGGACCGTTGACCTATCCTTCGCGCCTTATTCGAAAGAGTAGGGCGACAGGGTAGGCCAATCTATCCGCAACCGATCAAACATTATGTCACCTGAACCAATCATCTCAGAATTCCGCGCCCTTGAATCCAAGCATCTTGTACGCCTCCGCGCAGAACCGGAAACCGAAAGTTATTTCTCCGTTTTCGGAGAACCGGATTCCGCGCAGGAACGGCAGCAAATGCTCGACACTATCGAAAACCTCGGCTGTTGGTGCGTCATCTCGGAATTCTACGCGGACGGCGCATGGCATCATTCCGACAGCGTTGGTTTTTGCACTGGTTACGAAAACCCACTGAAGCCTGAAGAAAATTTCTATGTTGTTGACCTTATGCGAGCAGCTATCGACAGCCTGAATCGACCGGAGCCGGTTTGACCTATCCTACGCGCATCATGCCGAAAAGCGTGCTGCGACAGGGTAGGCCACAAGTCCTCCTCAAACCAACGAAAGCATCCATGAAATATTCCCTCTTCGACCTTTTCAATATGCGGACCATAAGCCAACACCGGACGCTAGAAAGTGCCTCCCGCGCACAAGTCCGCCATTCCCGCGCCGTCAAGCGCACCAACGGCAAGAATTCTTATCTCCCGACAATTATTTTCGGCAACGGTCAACCCATCACCAATTAATCCCATGAATCCAAAGCTTATCCCCATTCTCGAAAAGCTAATCGCACGCGACTCGGTCCTGTCGTCTTTTGAAGCGCGCCGGCTCCCGTTATCCGCCCGCGCCTATGTGCGCCAGAACTACGTCATGGACGATAGTTTTACGCCCGACGAGCAGGACTTAATCGAGGAACTCCCTCCGTTCGCCGACGATATTGCAGACTCTTTCCGCGCCGGCATTGGCAGTGACGATTCCGTGTATCACCTTTTCGACGACGGCAGCCTATGGCTCAAGACGAACGCCTACAGCTCCGTCTGGACCGACGCTCGCGACTTTGCGGTCGAAATAATCCTCCCGCGCATGACATTATCCCGCATGGACGCGCAATTGCTCCGCGCCATTGACATGGACGACGCGGTTGACGGCGTGCGACAGGATTTTTTCACCGCTTTTGCCGGCGTGCTGCACCGCTCATGCCATATCGCGCATTGCGACGCTCGCAGCCATTGGGACGCATTCACGCGCCAGCTAGGCGACGGTCAGCGCGAAATCATTGAATTCGGAGGCACAGAAACCGGCGAATCTGAAGGTCAATCGTTCGCAGAATCATTCACCATCAACGCCTGAACCCATGAAAACCCATACCCCCGGTCCTTGGTTTGTCGTTCCCGATCCGCAATGGGAAGGCAAACATCCGAATCACGCGAGCCGCTGCATCTGCAACGTGCCTCAATTCGCGGAGGTTCATCCGCCAACCGAAGGCGAAAACGGCGAATGGCATGTTTTCCATGACCAGCACGGGAAAACCGTCTGCCTTATGACCGACACGTTGGAAATAAAGGCCAACGCGCATTTAATCGCCTCCGCGCCTGACTTGCTCTCCGCGCTTGAACGTCTCGCGCACCCAATGGCCGACGACGACGATCTAGACTTTGCTCGCGCCATCATCAGGAAGGCGAAAGGACAGCAACCGTGAAGCACGCCCATAAGCCGAAACATTTTGTCAGTCGCTGTTTCGCTGGTCCGGTTGATTCCTATCGTCCGAATCCTCGCGCACATGGATGGACGACAATTGAACAGACCTGCCGGTGCGGATCGACGCGATTGGTCAACGCAAACCAGCAGCAATTCGAAATAGGTTACTGGCAAGAGGAAACCGGGTATTGGCAACAGGGCTGAAAACCCGTTAAAACATCCCCCGCGCATCAAATCGCATAAAAATCACGCATCTGCGCATCAAATATTACAAAAACTATTCGTGAGCTATGTTGTGGGCCATTGATTCTGTGAATGGTTCTCGGAGCCTTCCTCGCCCGAACGCTCGCGGAAAATGTCCATCCTGCGAAAGCCCTGTCATTGCCAAGTGCGGAGTAATAAACGAATGGCACTGGAGCCACTCTTCTCGCGACGACTGCGATTTATGGAGCGAACCTGAAAGCCAATGGCATATCGATTGGAAGATGAAATACCCACGAAAATGGCAAGAGGTTCGCATGGGAAAGCATCGGGCGGATGTAAAAACCAAGAAAATGGTCGTAGAATTTCAAGCCAGTCCGATCAGTCCCGTGGACATAACCGAACGCGAGATTTTCTACGGCGAGATGGTTTGGTTGATTCGCGGCCACGATTTTCGAAAACGGTTTAAAACATGGAGAACAAGAATGCCAGATTTACACGGTTCCGCCCGATTCCAATTCAAATGGACGCGAAATCGAAAATGCTGGAATTATGCCCATGCGGGGAAGGTCATTGATTTTGGGCTTGGACAATTATTTTGGATTATCGATCTTAACGATGGCGACGGATTCGGCGAATGGATAACGGAAAACGAGTTTTTAAAATCGACAGGTTTCTGAGAATAAAAATATGCATCCACTGCTTCTTTCGGCCCTGATTCAGATCGAATCCCACGGAAATGATCTTGCCCGTGGCCGCCACGGCGAACTTGGCGCGCTCCAGATCAAGCCGATCATGGTAAGAGATGTGAATCGGATCATGGGGACGCATTACGCGCACACTCAGGTGACGAATCGGACCATTTCGCTCTTCATTGCCAACGCCTATCTCGCGCATTACGGCAAACATCTCAGCGACGAATCGCTGGCGCGCATCTGGCAAGGTGGGCCACGAGCCGTCAAGCGGTCATCCTCCCGCGCCTACGGCCGTCGCGTTATGCGCGAGCTAGAACGTCGAACCGTCAAGGATTCCCTGACAGTTGCGACTCGAAACAAACCCCAGACTTTCACAAAATGAAACTAACCATTCAATCCCGCGACAACGCCCAGACCATCGTGGACCTGTTCAACGCAATCCTTACGGGCGAGGAAGCCGAAAACGGCGCGAAAGCGCTATCTATTTACGATGAGGACAAGCACATCTGCTCCCTCGTCGCGAAAGATGGCACGCAAATCCTTGAACTCATCATCGAACGCGAGGAAGGCGACAGGCTCTGCCCCGGCACACCTGACACGGAGACGCTATGAGCCGCAACCTTTTCGGCAAACCGCTCTACAAGGTGCAGATCAGCGGCGCGATTGGCTGGTCAGACCTAAAGGAACGCGTGGTCAAATTTGAGACGGTCGAATTCGCGTCGCGCAAGGACGCGGAACGTGCAGCTCGCGAGTTGAATCCCGGCGAGTACACGCAAGGGCGGATTCGCGTCGTGCCGGTCGAACTCAGCGAGGACTACGATATTTATCCCACCGCAGAACGATCCAAGCCCTGATAACTTTTCGCCGGATAAAAAGTAGGCCATTCAACCTCATTCATCCATGTCATTTCATCGATTCGATTCTAGCGAGGCGACACTCCAAACCGTCCGTAGAGCCGCCAAACAGCTTACGAACGCTCTACGGGGCGTTTCTGATCGATTGCGAGGCATCCTTACTAACCCACATGACAAACAAAGCGACTCGAACGCTTCACATATCCTTTTCCGAAACGGAAGCGGCACCGCCTCCACAGGCGGCGCGCAAGCTTTCCGTTTTCGGAATAAGCCTCTCCCCTTTTTTAGAAAGGGGAGGCTTATCTTTAGATGAGCTAGGTAGACCAAGGATAACTTAGAAGGAGCCATTGGTAGATTTCCGTTGACTAAAGGACAAAAGAGACTTATCTATTTTCCACCATGAGTTACCTTCCAAATGGTTCCACGCTCCGGGCGACGTTCCGAGAAATGCCGCCGAAGAGACACAACCTGAATTCGGAGAAGTCCGAGTTGTTGGCCCACATTGTCGAGACGGTTGGCTGTGGGTTGGTCGAGGCTAATCGAGCGTTTGGTTCGATGCGGAACGTTAAGAGTCAGGTGCTGGTGTTTGATCGAGTCCAGCGGGTCTGGCATGGATGCGATTGGCAACCGTCCGATCAGGAGGCTCAGAAGGATCTTGAGTCGCGCAAGTTCTCGGACATGCGACGCGAAATCGCCCAGATTTGGAAGGCTATCAATGCGCTTCGTAAGGGGAGGCAGCGTAAGAGGAAGCAGAATGCGGAAGAGGACCAGTCGGTTTCAACTGAACCGGACGAAGAGACTGGAATCGAGTACAGCGATGCGTTCATCCCGCAGATTAACTTGGAGGAAGCCAATCGAATCGCGCTGGTAGCCCAGCAAAATCGTCAAAAAGAGCTGGAAGCGGAGCAAAAAGAAAATCTTCGCAAAGCAATGATGATTTCGCATTGACACGACTCCAGACAACTGCAACGCTACACACGCAACGATGACCAATTTTTCAGCGTTCGGGCATAGAGCGGAGCGAGAGGCTTCGACGGGTTTACTCAGTGGTTCCCCAAGTTAACACCCGAACGCTGTCGATTTTTTCCAAGTGAAAGTTTATACCGCAAAGGCCACAGCAGAGATGCTCCAGATATGCACCGAAACGCTACGGCGAATCGTGCGCCATGACGGCGTCCAGCATAGGAGGATTGGCCGACGAATCTTGTTCACCGAGTCCGACATTGCCGCGATTCTAACGAGTCGAGCGACAACCGGAGCAGTGAACCCATACGCAAGAAAAACAAAGAAACAACAAGAGAATACAAATGAGCAGCAACCAATTAGCGATAACGCAACCGCCAGTCAGTCCTGACTTCTACGACAGGATCGACAGTCCGATGGACGCGGTAAAAACGATGGGCGACTGGATAGCGCATTCCGGCATGTTCGGATGCGTCAAGCCCGAGCAAGGCTATGTCCTAGCTCTGGAGTGCATCGCCAGCCGGATGACTCCGCTCTCGTGGAAAAGAGAAAACCACTTGATCAACGGCAACATCACCATGAAATCGGAGAGCATGCTCTCTGGCCTGATGACCGCCGGTTGGGATATCGACTGGATTCAGTTCGATGCAGTCGCCGCTATCGCCGACTTCTCGAAGGGCGTAAAGAAAGTCCGCGTGGCTTTCACCTCAGACGACGCGAAGCTGGCCGGATTACTCCCCGCGAAAGCTGGCAGCGGTTGGGCAAAATTCCCCGCTGAGATGCTGCGAGCGCGTGTCATCAGCAAGGCGACACGAATGCTCGATCCGCGAATCACTCAAGGTCGTTACACGCCCGAGGAAGTGGCCGACTTCTCCAACCCTTCACCAGCACCCACCGTCACCGCTACGGTGCGCCAGTCAGTCAACGTGACACCGGAACCGTCCTTCTCGCTCGTCGAACGACTGGAGCAGATTCTTGAGCCACATTCTGACATCGCCAATGCGTTCCTCGTCAGCAAGAACCTGATCAAGGCCGAGCAGAACTTCCGTGATGTCTCGACCAAGGTGGCCAACATGATCATCGCTGATGCGAACGGCTTCATCACCAAAGCAACCGCGTTCGCTAACCCGCCCACCGAATGAGCATTCTCAACCAACACGTCAATCTCGACATGCCAGCGGCTCAGTATCACGCCGTTGATGCTCTCTCGAAGAGCATGATGAGCAAGATCCTCAAGTCTCCGGCGCATTACAAAGCCGCGCTGGAGGAGCATCAGGAGCCGAGCAAGGCCATGCAGATGGGTACGGCGATTCATACCGCTGTCCTTGAACCGCAACTCTACTCGCAAGTCGTCGCCGTTGTTCCGCCGGACATCGATGGACGCAACAAAGAAGGCAAAGCGTGGAAGGAGCAGCATAAGAGCCGCATCCATCTGACTCACGCTGAAGACATCGATGTACAAGGCGTGGCCAACAGTGTCCGTCGCCATCCGTTCTGGGACATCATTCATCTGCCGCACAGGATCGAAGCCAGCGTGTTCGCTCAAGACGATGAAACCGGCATCGCCCTTAAAGCGCGTCCCGATCTGTGGATCGATGACCATACGCTCATCGACATCAAAACAACCGATGACGCATCGCCCGATGCGTTTCTGCGAACCATCGCATCGTTCGGCTATCACATACAAGCCGCGCACTATTTGGAGATGACTGGCGCTGATAGCTTCATCTTCGTAGCCGTCGAACGCAAAGCGCCGTATGCCATTGGCATTTACAAGCTGGATGCCGAATGGCTTCAGGCTGGCGAGAATCTCAGGCGTAAAGCCATCTCGACGCTGCACGAATGCCGCGCACTGGACAGTTGGCCAGCCTACCCAACCGCTACACAAACTCTTTCATGCCCTAAGTGGGTTCTGAATAAATCCGAAAACTAACCACCGAATAAATTATGTTCCAAGTAAACCGCCGAGATGCCGGAGGCCGATACATCGATGCCGAAGGCGACTACACCGTCACCGTAGCCAAGGTCGAGGAAACCTTAGATGCCAAGGGCCGCGAGGTCTGCAAGGTTACGTTCAAGACTGAAGACGGCGCATCCATCACGGACCGCTACATCAATCAGGAGAATGTGTGGTTCCGCGTCAATCAGCTCGTTGCTGCGACTAAGCACAATGTCCCTGATGGCACTCAAGTAGACTTCCTTGGCACCAAGGGCAGCTACGCAGCGTTCCTCAAAACGATGATCGGCTTAGAGCTGCTCATCACCGCTCGCTCCGAGGAGTATCAAGTCAATGGCGAGACGAAAAAGACTCTCCGCATCAAAAACATGCGCGAGGTTCCGATTGCCGAAGTCGATGCCGACGACCTTGATCCGAAGCCGTTCTAAAACGAATCACGGAGGGGAGCGCATTCCGCGATAACGCTCAATAAATTTTGTATCTATGAAACCAAAAGAAATTATGACCCCACTCCAGTCAGCTCAAGCCTACTTGCTGGACGTAGAACACGAACTAACTGATGCCCACGACCGCATTCGATTGCTCGTTGCAGAACGCAACACCGCACGGCTTCAAGCCGATCAAAGAGTCAGCCTCCGTGAGGAGTTCCGAGAATTGCTTGGAACAGACGAAATCGAGCAGGGAGTGGTTGTTGTGCGTGGGTTACAAGACCGCATCAAACTGCTGGAGGAGGATCTAATGGACGCGAAGAACCAGTACGCAGTGTTAGTCGCTGACATTGTTTTGTACGAGGACAGGGGCGACCGCATCAAGCGGTTGGAGGAGGCGGGGGATGCGCTATGCGCTGCTGC